CGTCGAGAGCAAATAGCTCCTTGAAGTGTACGATAAAATACCTACGCTGCTTATGAAGAATGTGGCATGACTGATAAAGAGTCTGGTCCTTGCGAGAAGCAACACCAATGCGAGTGAGAGTTTCCTTAATCTTTAGGAAATCCTCAGGGTTCTTCAGTCTTACTTCTACCATTTCTGCTATATCTATCATCAGCTCCACCCTTCTTAGTCCTATCATGGATTACGGCGAGCTGGTTGGCAGTTAGGACAGTAAGATAGTCCTTAGCTCGATTGTAATTGCACTCATAGTATTCCATGACGGCTTTAATATCGTTGTCATCAGAAGGCTTTGGCCACTTGCTTGATTTGCGGCGTCTAGACCTCACTGTATTTATGAGATAGTCATGTTGTAACAGGTTATCTAGATGCCCACGCTGGTTCATCTCGTTAGCATAGAGTACCGTATCGATATGAAAGGACAAAGCCTTGTTCACCAGAAAGGGAACATAGGTCTTGTCCGCTACATCATTAGTCTCGCCTCTGAAGTAATCGTGCTTGGACTCAGCAACGGCTTTGACGATATCAAAGACGCCGAGCTTTGCATCTTCGCTCATTTCCACTCACAATCCATCATGATCTGCGTCAGGCAGGCCGCAAGATTGATTTCAGGATTTACAACAAAGGCAGACTTGTATTGATAATCAGCTAGAATCAAAACCAGATTAGGAATGCTGCCCGGCTTCATGTAGTCATACGCACTATCATAAAGCTGACGATAGACAGTATTCTGATCAAGCGTAGCGTTCTGCCCAACCCACTGACGCATCGAAGTGAAGTCCTTTTCTCGCAGCATCTTCACCAGAGCCTGAAGGTCGGTATCGGTGATGTTAGCGAGAACACCAGCGTCAATCGTACCCTTAGTAGAGTACCGCTGAAGCTCGTTAAGAACCCTGCGCCAGTCAGGGAAATACTTCTTGATAACCTCTGCAACGATCTTCTTATCGAATTCGATATTCTCTGTCGTCAGAATGTTGCAGGCGCGCGACATAAACTGCGCTGCAATGACGGGCTTATCCTTACCGCCGATCTTGAAATCGATAGTCGAGCATCTGGAGTGCAGAGGCGCGATGATCTTATTCTTGAAATTGCATGTCAGAATAAAGCCGCAGTTGTGCGAATACTGCTCCATAAAATTTCGAAGAGCAGGCTGAGTGTGATGCGACAGATAATCTGCCTCATCAAGAATCACATACTTGCGCCCACCCCAGAGCGAGACTGTCGATGCATACCCAAGAATGCGAGTCCGAAGGGTATCAATGTTACCGTCCATCGAGCCGTTGATAATGATATAGTCGGCGCCGATTTCTTGAAACATTGCTTTGGCTACGGTAGTCTTACCGATGCCTGCCGGACCAGACAGAAGAAGGTTCGGCACAGTCTTGTCGTCTACGAACTTCTGAAATGTAGCCTTCAATTCGTCAGGAAGAATACACTCAGAAATAGTCTGAGGTCGATACTTCTCGACCCAGAGAAATTCACTGTCGGTCATCTCCATGTTCATCCTCATCATCATTTAATGTATCGGTGGCAAGACTGTCGGCGATGTTATAAAATATCATCGCCGCTTGATCAGTGCCTAGACTTTTCACATAACCCTTGGTAACCACTGCTGCCAGGGCCGCGAGTACTTCAAGATCGTGACCTTGCTTATGGGCTGACTCCACTAGTTTATGGAGCCAGATCATAAGTGTGGTTGTAGAAACCTCGTTCACTTCTTCGGAGTCGAACACGCGACCCAGTATTCAATGTCACCAGACTTGGACTTGAAGTGAGCCATACCATTAGTCACACTCACATCATAGTCGCGCGGCAGAAGCTTGAGGTTTTCAATTGCAAACACTGCCTTGTAGTCATTCGAAGCATCACCGACCTCATATTCAGTATTGTCGGAGATGTCCTCGAGGACATTGGTGCCAGAGAGATACGACTTACCGTTCTTGCCATAGAGAAGAACGTTCGGCAGCCCAAGCCCGGCAGTCAGCTTTAGCACCCAATTGAGAGCTTCATTGCTGATGGTGAACGTGGCATCAACACTCGGAAGCTTCGGGTCCTTTACAGGCGGGTGCGTGACAGTTGCGATACCGCCGTGAAGGACCCGCGTGGCTGCACGCGAATTGCTTACGACAGTATGCTTATCCGTAAATTCAAGATTCGGACTGTCATAGGCCGTAAGCACCATGATAAACTTTGTCAGGTCATTGATCGCACATTCGATCGGGAATGTCTCTTTGACGTTAGCCGAAGCCAAGATGGTGCTCTTGGAATGGATCGTTCGAAGATTATTACCCGGGCGAATGAGAAGCGATGGGTTGATGGCTGCAAAGTTCTTCAGAATTTCGATAGTTTCATTTGAAAGTTGCATGATATACTCCACTGTTTAGAACATGACGATTATACACTAATGCTTTGAAGGTATCAACCCTTAAAAGCATTAGCGAGCTTCTTAGCCTTACCAAGAGCTTCAACATCGGCAGTGGCAGATGCGCCGATCTGTGCAAGATCGATAAGGCTACCACCGAACGTGTAGGTGCCAGTGTGATTCAGACGCATCCACGGGCAGAGCCAAGTCTTCAGTCCAGCACGTGCTGCATACTGACAGAACATGTAGTCCTCAGAGAGATACCGCTTGGTAGCGGGGTCGATCACCGTATCAAAGAACGCCATAATCTCGCGGCTGCCGTCAAAGTGTTCGGTGCGAACATGATCGGGGCGATACATCAGTTCCGGGTAAGCAGCCTGATACTTGACAAGCGTCTCTCTCGGAATCATCATGAAGCCAGTGCCACCCTCAAGAACTTCCACAGGCTCATCTAGACGGATCGAAGTCGTTTGCTGCGTCGGGTTGAACACATAGTCGCCAACATAGGCTTCAAGCATGTTCGCGTCCTTATCAGCGAACCCCTTATCAACGGCACGCTTGATCTTCTCCCATGAGATACACTTCTTGGGGTATGGTGCGCAAACGATATCTTTACCAGGTTGATTGGCGATCACTGACAGTGCGATTACATCACTCGCATCAAATCCAATGTCGGAGTCAATGAACATAAGATGCGAATAACCGCTACGCAGAAAGTCATCGACAAGATAGTTACGCGCGCGAGTAATCAGGCTTTCATTGAAAAGATAGTAAAACTCAATGTTCATTCCGTACTCAGCACCGAGGCGCGCAAGATCGGACGTACCCTTTGCAAACTGCCCAGTGCATTGTCCACCATACATTGGCGTGGCAACAAAAATCTTATTCTTACGCAGGTCTTCAATGGAGACATTAATTTCGATAGCCATGGTACCCCTTTCATACCAAACATATAGAAATATGTAGGGCGTAAAAATACAAATAGGGCCGAAGCCGGAGCTTCGACCCTACGTAGCCACTAAAGTTATTAGACCGAAGCAAGGGCCCGATAGCCTGCAGCGATAACCTCGCGCCGCGGCGCACCGAGGCGATACATCGTCACCTCGTGGTTGTTACCCAGCGTCTTGCGGTTAGCATAGACGGCGTAACCCTTGAAGCGCAGGTCAGACGCCGTGGCGCTCAGGTTCTGAATACCGAAGCGGCTACGAGCCTGACCCTCGGTGATGTCACGACCGGACATCAGGTAGTTAAGCAGTCGTTCAGTCTTGGTAGTCTTAGCCATTGTATATAAACCTTTCATGTTGGTTGTGTTGTATAAAATGTCCCATTAGAACGGGATTTCATCACCCATCGGTTCGGCAGGGGCCTCTGGAGCAGTCGGCTCCGGAGTCTTGGGCAGGGTCGGGTCGACCTTGCGATACAGATCGAGGAAGGACTTCTTAGTCTCCTCGTCAAAGCGATTGATGCACATTTCGATAGCCTTGGTGCGATCTTCAAAGAGCTTGTAGGCCTTGATAATGTGCGTCAGACGGCGCGTGGAGATAACTTCATCGGCAGCACCCTCAGCAAAGGTGCGACGAATAACGTCAGCCCAGGCCACAAGATGTTCGATAAAACCATCATGCTCAGCCGTGCGATTCTCAAACTGAGCCTGAAGAATCTTAGTCTCAATCTTGGTATTCGGGTATTCTTGTTCGATGGTCACCGGGAAACGCTCAAGGAGCGCATCGTCAAGCATCGATGCTGCGACATAGCGACCGTCGTCAGAGCCACGACCCTTCGTGTTAGCAGTCACAAAGATGTTGAAGCCTTCAGCCGGGTAAATGACCTCGCCGGTCTTCTTGACAAAGTAAGGCTTACCCTCAAGAATACCCTGAAGGCACATAACCTTGGTCGGGTCAGCGCGGTCAGCCTCGTCAAGCAGCATGATCGCACCCATCTCCATTGCGCGAAGCACAGGACCCTTGAGGAACTTGGTCTCACCCTCAATCAGACGGAAGCCACCGATCAGGTCATCTTCATCAGTCTCGCGCGACATCTGAATGCGGATCATCTGACGCTTCTGGCGCGCGCAAGCCTGCTCGACCATGAACGTCTTGCCGTTACCAGACAGACCCGAGATAAACACCGGGA